AGACATCTTCTGGCAACCGCATTGTTGTCGATCGCGGTGCATTTGAGGCGATTGTCGATCTCGATGTCAATAACTCAGATCCTCGCACTCATGCAGAAATCATGCTCGACAAGATCGAGACGCTTTTGCAAGGCAAGGCAGATGCTGATGTTGCGAATTACTCGATTGCAGGCAGAAGTCTGACAAAACTCTCACCTCGTGAGCTGCTGGATTGGCGCAACTATTACAAGGCTGAGGTACAGAAAGAATTAAACCTAGAGCGCATTCGTCGCGGTCAATCTACTGGCATGACGATCAAAGTGAGGTTTCCTGGGAAATGAAGCTCTTTGATTTTTTCCGTAGAAAGACCGAGCAGAAGATTGCAAAGCCTCTGTTGCGAAATTACAACGGTGCGGCTGGCGGTCGTTTGCTTTCTGATTTTGTAATCAACAACCAGACTGCTGATTCTGCGCTGCAATACAGCCTGCCAACCTTACGCAATCGCTCGCGGGATCTTGAGCGCAACAACGAATATGCTCGAAAGTATCTGACGCTGTTGCAGACTAATGTGGTTGGTGATGCAGGCTTTAATTTGCAAGTGAAAGCGCGAACGACTAACGGCAGCCTGGACGGTCCTGGCAATACCATGATTGAAAATGCCTGGACTCGCTGGAGTCGTGTTGGCAATTGCACTGTCGACAAGAAACTGTCCTTTCTCGATTGCCAGCGACTTGCGGTGCGAATGCTTGCTCGTGATGGTGAGTGCTTTGTGCAGCTGCTGAACGGTCCAAGATACCAGGATGGTTTTGCAATCAAGTTGATGGAAGCTGATTGGATTGACGACCAGAAGAATGAGATTCTGAGCAATGGCAATCAGATTCGGATGGGCATCGAGATTGATGAGATGCAGTCGGTGGTTGCTTACTGGGTGCTGACGCAGCATCCTGGCGATACGTCTTTCAGGACCAATGTGGCTCGAAAGCATATTCGAGTGCCTGCTGACAAGATCTTGCATCTTTATATGCCGAATCGTTTAGGAGTTCGCGGCGAACCTTGGATGGCTCCAGTGATTGACTCGCTGAAGATGCTCAGAGGTTACAGAGAAGCTGAGCTCGTGGCTGCGAGGGTTGCTGCAAGCAAAATGGGAGTTATTACGACTCCGACAGGCACTGAATACACAGGCGATGGCACAGAAAACAGCCACACGCCAATCATGAATGCTGACCCTGGGACATTCCATCAGTTGCCTGCTGGCTGGGACATCAAAATGTTTGATCCCACGCATCCAACGAGTGCTTTCGGTGATTTTGAGAAGGCAGTGCTGCGAGGCATTGCTAGCGGTCTGAATGTGGCTTATACGAGCTTATCTAATGACCTCGAAGCGACAAGCTATTCAAGCATCAGAGCTGGGACGCTTGAAGATCGAGACAATTATCGAGTGCTGCAATCATTCATCATCGAGCACTTTGTCGATCCGATCTATCGTCAGTGGCTTGCCTCTGCGATGCTTAACAATTCATTCCCATTGCCTCCAACCAGGTTCGACAAGTTTGCAGATGCAACGGTCTGGCGAGGTCGCGGTTGGAATTGGGTCGATCCGTTGAAAGAGATTAACGCTGCGGTTGTTGGTCTCAACAATGGCATTTTGTCTATGCAAGACGTGGCAGCTCAATATGGCAGAGATGTAGAAGAAACCTTCTCAGCTATTCAGCGCGACAAAGAGCTTGCAGCACAATATGGGCTGAGCATGAGTTTTGAGCCCTTTGGTGAGAAGATGCCTGCTCCTGCAATGGTTGATGAAAATGCCGATTCCTAATGAAAGCATGGTTGAAGAGGCGCAGCGCGGACTGGCCTGGCGGCGAGAATTCGGACGTGGTGGGACTGCTGTTGGGATTGCTCGCGCTCGCGACATTTCTAATGGTGTTGATCTTCCGATGGCTACTATCCGACGAATGAAGGCTTACTTTGACCGGCACGAGGTCGACAAACAGGCTCAAGGATTTAGACCAGGCGAAGATGGATACCCCAGCAATGGGAGAATCGCTTGGGCTCTGTGGGGCGGCGATCCTGGGCAGACCTGGGCAAATCGTCTTGTCGCGCAAGACAATGAAGAGGAAAGAAGCATGATTGAGGAAAGACCTTATCCAAACGAACATGCAGCGAGGCTGACTGATCCGGCGCAATACGATGGCTTTGCTCGCGTGAATGATCAGTTCGGACCAGGTATTGATGCGATCTTTGGGATCAAAGACGGTGAGAGCGAATTGCAAGCAATCAGGTTTGATGCAGATCGTTTCACTGCTGATGAGGCAAGAGAATGGCTTGCAGAGCATGACTATGACCCGATAGAATTCGAGGAGGCGACAGGAGAGGACGCAAGTGGCGACACTTCTGACGACAATGACGAGGATGAAATGGCTGCTGAAGAGCGCAAAAGCATTGCGAAGCTGAATACCAGGGCGATGACCTGGGAAGCATCTATCGACCAAAAAGCTCGCACTGCGCTGATCGCTGTCTCGTCTGAGGCTCCTGTCGAGCGATATTTTGGGACTGAGATTCTCAATCACGAGGCTCGGTCTATTGATTTGACATTTATGAATTCTGGTCGGGCTCCTCTTTTGCTCGATCATGACGCGACCAAGCAGATTGGGGTCGTGGAGTCTGTGACACTTGATGAGTCAACCCGTCGACTACGGGCAAAGGTTCGCTTCGGAAGAGGTGAGCTGGCAAGTGAGGTGTTTCAGGATGTTTCTGACGGTATCCGCAGCAACATTTCTGTCGGTTACGAGATCCGAAAAATGGATGAGGTAACCAAAGGTGAATTCCGAGTCATGGACTGGTCACCTCTTGAAATTTCAATCGTGAGCATTCCTGCTGACCAGACAGTCGGCGTGGGTCGGTCGAAAGAAATGGATTCTTCTCAACCTGTCATTTTCCAAAAGGAAGAAATCATGTCTGATGTAAATCTCGATCAGATTCGTTCCGAAGCAGCAGCAAAAGCTCGTCAGGACGCATCTGCAATTCTCGCTCTTGCAGCTCGCCACAATCGCAGCGATCTCGGTCGCAAAGCTATTGAGGAAGGCACAAGCATTGAGGCTTTCCGTGGTCAGTTGCTGGATGCAATCGGCAATGACAAACCTCTCGACACTCGTGCGACTGACATTGGTGCATCGCGTCATGAGCAAAAGGAATACTCCTTAGCTCGTGCTCTTCGCGCTATGACCACCAATGACTGGAGGCAAGCAGGTTTCGAGCGTGAAGTCAGCGACACCATTGCTCGCAGCATTGGTCGTGACGCGAAGGGCATCTTTGTTCCTGATTTCGTATGGGGCAAACGTGCTGGTCCTATGTCGACTGCTGCAACAGGTGGCTCTGCTTCTGAGAATGTCTCTGACAAGCTCGTGCCAACGATTCAGGCTGGTGACATGTTCATCGAGGCTCTTCGCAATCGCATGGTGATGGCTGATCTCGGTGTCACGTTCATGAATGGTCTTGTCGGCAAGATCCAGATCCCCAAGTTCTCTGCTGGTGCTAATGCAGCATTTGTGGAAGAGCTCGCAGCGGTGTCTGACCAGTCTCCGACCGATGCAGCTGTGACGTTGCAGCCTCGTACGCTTGGTGCTTATGTAGACATTTCGCGTCTGCTTATGATGACCTCGGTTCCTGCTGTCGATCAGATCGTTCGCAACGACCTGCTTGCAAGCATGGCAGAGCGCATCGAGTATTACGCAATCAACGGCTCTGGCTCTAGCGGTCAGCCCACTGGCTTGCTGAATCTGTCGGGTATCAACGATATTGACATCTCTGCTGGCACTGATGTTGATTCGCTGACCTGGGCTGACATCGTTGCGCTCGTGAAGGCTGTGGAAGAGGACAACGGCGTGGTGAATCCTGCTGCTCTTGGCTGGCTGACTCATCCTGCTGTGAAAGCAAAGCTCGCATCGACTGCAAAAGTGTCAAGCACTGATTCGGTCATGATCTTGGCTGAGCCCTGGAATTCGCTCTATGGCTACAAGTTTGCAGCCACGGCAGCAGTTCCAACCAACCTCGATCCAGGCGATGGCGGCAATGACGCTTCGGCACTCATCTTCGGTGACTTCTCACAGTTGATGGTTGGAACCTGGGGCGCACCTGAGATCCTCGTCGATCCTTATACTGGCGGCACTGCTGGTACGGTTCGTATCATCGTGATGCAGGAAGTTGATGTTGCAGCTCGCAACGCAGTCAGCTTCGCGCTAACGAACGAAGTCTCGGTTGCCTGATAAATGGACATTCGGATCTTGCAGACCTGTTTTGTAGTGGGAGGCAAGCACCGAGCTGGTGACATCATCTCAGTCGTTCCAACGATTGCAGAGCAGCTCATCAAGCGAGGGTTTGCGGTTCCATTGCATAACGACAGGTCTGTGGGTCTGGAAGTCAGCCAGGTAGATGCGGAAGTTTCAAAGCGCAAAGGCAGGAGGGTAGATCGTGGCAGTCGAATCGGCTGATGATCGTGCGATCTTCCTGGCAGTCAATGACTTTGGGATTTCCGCGACTTTTACACACAGTGCAACGACGACGACAATTTCAGGCATCTTTGACAACGATTTCATCGAGGTCGATGCAGGAGGAGGGGTCGGTTTTGCACTACAGCAGCCAAAGTTCATCGCAAGGACAGCAGACGTTTCCACAGCGGTCGAAGATGACACGTTGGTGATTTCTTCAGTGACTTACAAGATTAAGGTTCGCCAGGATGATGGCACAGGCATGACGGTGTTGATTCTGGAGAAACAATAATGGCTCACGGTCGCAAAGCGATTAGAGATCGAGTCGTGACGGTTTGCACAGGTTTGACAACGACTAGCACGAGAGTTCATAAATCGAGGTTGTATCCTCTTGCAAGTGGCAAGTTGCCAGCCTTAGCGATTTATGCACTTTCTGAGGTAAGCGAAGCGGTCACGATTGGATCGCCAAAGTATCATCGAAATCTAGATATTGCGATTGATGCGATGGCTGAGGCAAATACCAATGTTGATGACACGCTCGATCTTATTTGTGAGGAAGTGGAAACGGCGATCGGTGCAGATCGGACCCTAAATGGTTTATGCAAGGAAGCAACGCTTGTCTCAACAGACATCGAGCTTTCGGGCGAAGGTGAGAAACCCGTTGGGATTGCTCGATTGGTTTATCGAGTGACCTATCGGACTGCGGTTACAAACGCGACAGCCACGACATAAGGAGTTTTGAAATGGCTACACATACTGGCTCAGAAGGCACAGTGAAGATCGGGGCGAATGCGATTGCTGAGATTCGCTCTTATACGATTGATGAGACGGGCGACACCATCGAGGACACCACGATGGGTGATTCTGCTCGGACCTACAAAGCAGGGTTGAAGGACTTTACAGGCTCTGTGGACGTTTATTGGGACGAGACTGACACAAGCGGGCAGATGGCTTGCACGGTTGGCAGCTCGATCACTTTGAACGTCTATCCTGAAGGCGCATCAACTGGTGACGTTTACTACACAGGCACAGCTCTCGTGACTGGCTTTAGCGTGACTGGATCATTTGATGGCATGGTCGAAGCATCAATCACCTTCCAGGGTACTGGTGGATTGACTAAATCGACTGCGAGCTAAGGCATGAAAGCGATCGACAGAGCAGTCGAGCATTTCAAGTCAAAGCCAGTTAAGCGCATAGAGGTTCCAGAGTGGGGTGACGATTCTGGACCTCTTGTCATTTTTGCCAATCCGATCACGCTAAGAGAGCAAAGCAAGCTCAGCAAGATTGAGGGTGGCGATGCGGAGATGCTGATCGAAGTGTTGGTCATGAAGTCTGAGGACGGGCAAGGCAACAAGCTCTTTACGATCGAGGACAAGCCAAAGATCAGATCGTCTGTTGATCCAACCTTAGTGGCAAAAATCGTCAGCCAGATCATGTCGCAGTCACAGGAGAGCCTCGAAAAAAACTGAGGGAGACTCCCGAACGACAGCTCAAATTCGTCCTGGCAGAAAAACTTTCCATGACGGTCGATGAGCTTGAAGATAAAATGTCGTTTGAGGAGTTCCTAGAATGGTCGTGCTGGCTCAAGATACAGTCGGAGAAATCGCAACATGGCAGCAGCCCTAAATTTTCCGATCACAGCAGACGATCAAACAAAGGCGGCATTTGAGAGTGTTCGTCGCAATCTAGATCAAATCCGCAAGTCTGCTGAGGATGTCCAAGGTGGATTTGCTGGATTCAAAGCAGCTGCGGTCGGTGCAATTGCTGCAATTTCGTTCGGTGCAGTCATTAGTGGCATTCGAGGGCTCATCAACGAATTCGACGATCTACTCGACCAGGCTGAGCAAGTTGGGGTCGCTGCGGAGCGATTTCAGGCTTTAGCGGTTGGGGCAGAGCTCTCTGGTGCAAAGGCTGAAGATCTAAAGGCAGCTCTCACAAAGGTCGCTCAGAATGCTTTTGATGCGGCATCAGGTAACGAAACGCTTGCAGAGCAATTCCGAGCAATGGGGGTCGCGGTTGTCGACTCAACTGGCAAGCTGCGAGACACTGAGTCAATCTTTCTTGATCTTGTCGATCAGATCTCAAGGCTTGATGATGGCATTGCCAAGACTGGGATCGGCATTGATCTTATTGGCAAGAGCTTCACCAAATTCACAAACGGTGCTGCGGACATTCGGGCTGCTGCCGATGAAGCTAATCGGCTAAACCTGGTTGTTTCTGAGGCGACACAGAATGTCTTTGCCAAGTTCAATGACACGCTATTTATTGTTGCCAGGCAGATCAAATCGTTGATCGCTGAGGCTATTGCCCCTGCTGTCAAATGGTTTACAAGCCTGCTTGAGAAGGTCAAAAACTTTTTCTCGATTGGCAAGGCTGGCGGCGACAAGATCAAAGAGATGGCAGATGCTAATCGTGACGCTGCTTCAGCTGCTCAAGAACATGCTACAAGCCTGCAAGCAGTAAACAAGGCGACAAGCTCATTGCCTGCACCAATCGCTAAGACATCTAGCATGATTGCTGCTCAAAAGAAGGCATCAGAGGAGCTTGCAAAGACTCTTAGGGATGTCGAATCGGTCACTTCTGATGTCGTCTACAAGATTGCAGAGCAAACGGAGAAAGCCTTAGATCAAGACGTAAAAGAGGTGCTCAAGCAATTTGGTGAGGATTCCAAAGAGGCTCTCAAGAAATATCAACTGGCGCAAGATGCTGCGAGTGAGGAGTTGGCTTATTGGCGCAAAGAGACTGAAGCGGTCCGAACACCAATGGAGCAATTCAACGATCGCATGGAAATCTTGAATGACGCATTGCAGCGCGGTTTGATTTCTTTCCAGGCTTATGAAGGACTGAGCGGCAAAGCATTTGAGACATTCAGCAAAGCAATCGAAGCACCAAAAGACGGTCTCGAAGAAATCAGAGCATTGTTAGACAAGACGGGCGAATCTTTCACAGAGACATTCACTCAGATGCTTATGACCGGCAAGGCATCGTTTAAGTCGTTGGTTGATTCGATCATCAGTGATTTGCTTCGGTTGTATATCAAACAGAAAATCACTGTGCCTTTGTTTGATGCACTTAAGACAATCGACTTTGGATCTATCTTGCCTGGTCGAGCTGTTGGCGGTCCTGTAAAGGGCGGTCGTCCTTATATGGTTGGCGAAAAAGGACCAGAGCTCTTTGTGCCAGGCGCATCAGGATCAATTGTCAGAAACCAAGACGTTTCGGCTGGCAGCGGTGGTGGTGATGTCATCATCAACCAGACTTTGCAAATCACGACTGGGGTGCAATCAACGGTCAGAGCAGAGATCGCACAGCTCATGCCACAGATTGCCAATGTCACAAAAGCTGCCATTGTTGATGCTCGTGCTCGTGGTGGATCGTTTGCAGCAGCACTGAGGTAATCATGGCAATCACTTACCCCCTAACCTTCCCTGCAAGCCCTGGAATCGCCAGGCTTAGGATCACTCCTAGATCGGTCGTTTCAGTGTCACAAAGCCCGTTTACAGGCCAGCAGCAGGTCTATAAACATCAGGGCCAATGGTGGGAAGCTGAGGTCACCCTGCCTGCTATGTCTCGTGCTGAAGCTGAAGTCATCATCGCTTTTCTTCTTTCTTTGGATGGGCGTTATGGAACATTCATTATGGGTGACCCTATCGGCGCGGCTCCGAGGGGCATTGGAACGGGGACACCATTGGTTAACGGCGGTTCGCAGACGGGCCAGGATCTTGTTACGGATGGCTGGACGGCGAATCAAACGGGCATTTTGAAGGCTGGCGATTGGGTGCAAATAGGCACAGGATCGGCAACAAAGCTGCATAAAGTCTTGGTTGATGCAGACAGCAATGGCAGTGGACAATCGACTTTGACTTTATTCCCAAAGCTCAGAAGCTCTCCAACTGACAACCAGGCAATCTATGTGAACAACACAAAAGGGCTTTGGCGGCTTGCTAGCAACGAAATGCCTTACGACATCGACGAAGCAAGCATTTACGGCATCACCTTTGCCTGTGTTGAGGCGATATGAGTCGCGGTCTTACAGCTGGCGCACTTGCTCAGATCGCAGCGACCGAGCTGCAACCGATTCTTTTATTTCAAGCTGAGTTTCAGTCGGGCACGATTTATATCTGGAATGGTATTGGCGATCTAAGTTGGAATTCGCAGACCTGGACGGGTGTTGGCACTTTTATGAGCTTTTCTGACATTGAGGAAAGCACAGAAGTTAAGGCAGTTGGTGCGACTATTACGCTCAACGGCATTCCTAGCGATTTAGTGTCAACAGCTTTATCTGATGTCCGACAAAACAAGCCTGGCAAGCTCTATCTTGGCTTTTTATCTTCGGGCTCTATCGTTTCTGATCCTTATCTCATTTTTGCTGGCAGGCTGGATGTTGTTCATCTCGATGAGTCATCAGAAGGATCAACAATCTCTTTGCAATACGAATCGAGGCTGATTGATCTTTCCAGGCCAAGAGTTTTTCGATATACACCAGAGGATCAAGAGCGAGAGTTTGCAGGCGATTTAGGCATGGAGTTTGTTCCATCACTGCAAGACAAAAAGGTGACCTGGGGACGTGTAAGCAATGCTGTTCCATCAGGGGCTGGGTCAGGTGGCGCACCTCCTGTCGATGAACAACAAACAGCAGGGATGTAATGGGCTTTCTTGAAATCATCTTAGCAATTGCGAGCATGGCTGCCGGAGAGGCGGCTGTCAGTTATCTTGCTGTAACTGGTTGGCAAGCTGCTGCGGTTCGCTTTGCTGTCGCTCTTGCAGTTTCGACTGCCTCTAGAAACTTAGTCACTCGCAAATCATTCCAAAGCGAAGCTGAGGGCAGGATCATCACGACTAAGGAGCCTTTGGCGGCAGCTAAGGTGATTTATGGTCGGGTGAGAGTCGGCGGCACGATTGTCTACATGGAGACCACTAGCAGCTCCAACGAATATCTGCACATGGTGATCGTCCTTGCTGGTCACGAGGTTCACGCGATTGATGACATCTACTTTGATGATGAGCTTGTTCCTTTAGACGGATCTGGCAATGCAACTGGCACTTTTGCCGACCTTGTAAGAATCAAGAAAGCTCTAGGCACTGATGCACAAACAGCCTTTAGCGATCTCGTGTCTGAGTCTGATTCGCTTTGGACAAGCAATCACCGGCTGAGAGGTCGCGCTGCAATCTATGTGAGGCTCAAATACAACCAGGACAAGTTTCCCAACGGTGTCCCTAATATCACAGCCATTGTCAGAGGCAAGAAGGTTTACGACCCAAGGACCACGACGACTGCTTACAGCACAAATCCTGCTCTGATCGTTGCTGATTACCTTTGCAACACCAGATATGGACTTGGCGCGACTTATGCCACAGAGATCGACGAAACAGCTCTGACAGCTGCTGCAAACATTTGCGATCAGGATGTCACGCTCGATGCTGGCGGCACTGAAGATCGCTACACAGCAAACGGATCATTTGACACGACTGAAGTGCCAGAGAAGGTGCTTGCTGAGCTTTGCAGCGCAATGGCAGGTCATGTCACCTATGTTGGCGGCAAATGGTCGATTCTTGCAGGAGCCTATAGATCAACATCAATCACGCTTGATGAAGATGACTTGCGAGCAGGCTTTAAGGTGCAAACCTTGGTTTCTCGCAGAGATCAATTCAACTCAGTCAAAGGTGTTTTTAGCTCACCAGACAACCTTTGGCAGCCAACAGATTTCCCGTCTTATTCGTCTGCTACTTTTGTATCAGAGGACAATAGCGAGACGGTTTACAGAGATATTTCGCTCCCTTATACGACCAGTGCAGCCACAGCGCAGCGTTTAGCGAAGATTGAGCTTTACAAGGCTCGTGAGCAGCTTTCGATGACTTTGCCTTGCAAGCTCACTGCTTATGGGGTCCAAGTTGGTGATGTGGTCAATGTAACCAACACCAGGATGGGCTGGTCTGCCAAGGCTTTCGAGGTTGTAGGCACAAAACTTGTTTTTGATCTCGATGCTGGCTTTGGTGTTGATCTCGATCTCAGGGAAACGAATTCAAGCATCTACTCTTGGGATGAAACAACGGAAGAGCAAGAGTTCGTGCAAGCTCCGAATACCAACTTGCCAAACCCAAGATCTGTTCCTGCTCCTACAGCTCTGACGCTCACTGAGGTCAAAGTTCTTCTCAATGATGGAACCCTTGCCAATGGCATTCGAGTTAGTTGGACAGCTCCGAGCGATTATTTTGTCAAGGAATATGAGGTCCAATACATCAGGACTGGTGGGGCGATCGACTATGGGCTCATCAGCCAGGCTGCAACTTCCTCACAGTCATTTGGCGACATCACTGCAAGCGCAACCGCTACGTTGAATTATGGGTCGATCTCAGATGTCATCATTTCTGGCGAGCCTGAATTCAACAGCGGCACGACAACAACAACGCAGCTGACGATCGCTCCAGTCATCCAGGCTGTCGAATATACGGTCAAGGTCCGATCGGTTTCTCATTTGGCAGTGAGATCTGCCTTTGTGCAAGACACGATCACCACAGGCGGCGATACAACGGCTCCCGCTGCACCATCACTTATCACGGCAACCGGCAAGATCAGGTCAATTGTTTTGAATTGGGAAAACCCAACGGATCTTGATTTTGATTCGGTGGAAGTATTCAGAAACACGACCAACAGCGTTAATTCTGCGACCAAGGTTGCTCAGATTGCTGCTGACAATTGGACCGACACAAATCTTGATAGTGATGTCACGCGCTATTACTGGCTGCGATCGGTAGACATGTCTGGCAATCGCTCGGCATTCAGCTCTTCAGTCAATGCAACGACTCAAACGATTGTTTCTGCTGATTTCAGTGCTGAGGTGCTCAATCTCTTTGCTGAGGCTGGGGCTTATGGGATTGAGCCTGTTGCATCATTGCCAGCAACTGGAGATTTTGTCGGGCAGATCAAGTTTGATACGACTGCGGTTGCTCTCTATCGTTGGACGGGATCAGCCTGGGACGATGACATTTTTAGCATCACGACAGGATCTGTTACGGCAAGTGCTTTTGCTGCTGGCATCGAACCTATTTCAGTCGTCAGCTCTTTGCCAAGTGCGTCAGGTTACACAGGTCCAAAGGTTGTTTTTCTGACCACAGATGGCAAGCTCTATCGCTATGCTTCTGGGGCGTGGACAACTGCGGTGCTCACCTCGGATCTTTCTGGGACGCTTGCATCTTCGCAATTCAGCAACAGCCTGAGACCTGTCGAGGTTGTTTCATCATTACCAAGCAGCTCCAACTTCCAGGGGCGCACAGTTTTTCTCACGACCGACAACAAGATATATCGGCACGATGGGACAAACTGGACTGCTGCGGTCCCAGCTTCAGATCTATCAGGCACTGTTTCTGATGCACAGATCGCTGGCCTGGCGGCTGCGAAGATTACCGGCACACTAACCAATTCCCAGATCGCTGATGTCGCAGCTGCGAAGATCACGGGATCTATTGTGGGAACCCAGATCACAGATGGCGCAATCTCAACAGCAAAGCTCGCAGCAGGATCGGTGACTACTGCCAAGGTTGCAGCTGGAGCAATTTCAGCAGATGAGATTGCAGCCAACGCGATCACAGCAGTCAAGATTTCTTCGGGTGCAGTAGAAACGGCAAAGATTGCAGCAGGAGCGATCGAGGCTAGCAAGATTGCATCCAGTGCGATCACGACCGACAAACTTGCAGCCAATGCGGTGACGACCGAGAAGATTACAAGCAATGCGATCACCACAGGACTACTGGCTGCGGGGGCTGTGACTTCGGACATTCTTGCAAGCAACTCGATCATCGCTGGCAAGATTGCTGCAGGGGCTATCAACTCATCGAGCTTGTTTGTGAGTGGGGTGATTACCTCTTCTCATATCCAGGCAGGCACGATACAAGGCGACAGGATTGCTGCTAATACGATCACTGGTGGTCTTATTGCTGCAAGCGGGATCATCACCTCGGCTGCACAGATCAATGATGCTGTCGTTACTAATGCAAAGGTCACAAGCCTATTCTCAAGCGATTACAACGGGCCGATTCCACCATCGAGCAGCAACTTTGGGACTGCTGGTTGGTATCTCGACAAGTCGGGCAGTTTCTACGGCAATTCGGTCTATCTGCGAGGTCAGCTTGTCAGCGGCACTTCAGGAGCGCAGCGAGTAGAAATCAACAAGACACTCGCAAACAAGCTAGCGGTCTACAACAGCTCAAACACGCTTATCGGGGCCATAGGTGGCTCTGGAGTCTTTGGCGATGCAGTCATTCAGTCTTATCCGCAAATCGTCAGCGGATCGTTTCAGGGTGCTTATATCGAGACTCCGAGTTATACGGGGTCAACCAATTATGGCTACGGTCTTTATGCAAAGACAGCTAATGCAGAGCTTGATTCATATATCAATTACTGGGACAGCTCTAGTGGTTTAAGAGCTGCGGTTGCAGGCACTATTAGTGTTGGCGCAGCTCTCAGATCTGGAGTGCATGGCTATCGTGACTCTAGCTATTCGGCTGGTGGTCGTTTTTATGATGGCAGCACTGGAACCCTTGTAACGCTTGCTGATAGCAGTGGCTATGCCTTAAACATTCGATCTGGGCAACTCAGATATGGATCAACCACCATACAAGCTCCAAGCGGATCATCAGGCGATTTCTTGCGTGGGAACGGTTCTTATAGTGCCTTATCAGCCTCAGACATTCCGAATATTTCCGGCAATAAGATTACATCTGGTTTGGTTGACTGGGGTTATGTCGCAGGCTTTAAGAACGGATCGAGTCAAGTCAGAGGCATTGCAGGCACTGGATCAACAGCGACTTTGCAAGCGTTTTTAGGATCAGAGACCACCGACACGACCTCTGGGAACATGGTTTATTACACCGAGGCTGGGGGTTATTTCGGTGGGGTCTATATAAACCAACGAGGAACAACAGCGACCTGGAGCGCACTTTATTCAGATGCTCGGATGAAGGATGTGCTTGGTCAAATACCGATTGCAGACCCTCTAGAAACGCTGAAAAAAATTGGCAATCCTGTGATCTGGAAATGGAACCATGAGGCATCTAGCGAGGTCTGGGGCTATACAGCACAGCAGATCGGACAAGGGCTTCCTGATGCGGTGATAGAGGCTCCAAGAACACCGAGAGGCGACTATCAGCTCGTGCCTGGCACAGAAGAACGGGTGCTGACTTTTGATAACACCAAGTTTCAGATGCTTAAGGACATGGCTTTGATTTCACTTATTGAGAAGATCGAGATGCTTGAGGCTAAGATCGCTGCGCTGGAGGCTAGATCATGAGCTGCACCTGGTCGATCACAAAAATGGCTTCTGATCTAGATGAGCATGATCGTCCTAACGTGATTAGAGAAGTGACGATCTCTTGCACGAGTGACGATGAATCATTCTTCACGACTGTGATGTTAGATCCACCATCTCAAAGTTTTGTCGATTTCAATCTGGTCACACAAGCATTGGTCTGGCAATGGGTCTACGCAAAGATTTCCAAAGAAGATATAGAGGCTATTGTTTTGCAGCGCATTGCAGATCGACAAACTGTTTCACAAATGCCGTGGTAAGGAAATGACATGACACAAGCAGTACAACTCAGAAAAGGCACGACCTCTGAACATTCGACCTTTACCGGTTTGCAGGCAGAGGCAACTGTCGATACGACTAAGAAAACCATCGTAGTCCATGATGGGTCGACTGCTGGCGGCATTCCTTTATCCAGAGAGGATCTGAGCAATGCGAACCCTAGCAATCTGACTACGATTGTTGGGGCTGATACAGCATCGGGCGATCTCTTTGTTGTTTATGACGTTTCAGCGAGCGCGTTTAAAAAGATCACCAGGGCTGAGCTGAACAATGCAATGGAGCAAGATGCACTGGCTTCGGTTGCGATCACTGGCGGCAGCATAAACGGCACGACGATTGGCGCAAGCACTGCAAGCACAGGGGCTTTCACCACCTTATCTGCCTCAAGCACAGTTAGCGGTAATGGATTCAGCACTTATCTAGCCAGCCCACCAACTATTGGCGGCACTAGTCCAGGACTTATAACTGGGACAACAATAACAGCGACAAATCAATTTTCTGGGCCACATAATGGATCTGTTGGCGCAACCTCGCCGTCGAGCGGAATATTTACCTCATTGGCATCTTTAAGTGTTTTACAAAATGTCCAAACAATTGCATCATCATCATCCATTTCAGCTGGCAACAATGGGCTTTCAGTTGGGCCTGTGACTATTTCTAGCGGTGTTGTTTTTACAGTTCCAAGTGCAAGTATTTGGAAAATTTTAGAAGGAGTTTGACATGGCCTATGGCAAAGTGCTCGCAAATGCGACATCTGCAACCGGCGTATTTCGCAAAGCTGATCCCACAATCGTCGCATGGACCAAAACTGGCGCATTTACAGCTACAACAGCGACTGAATTAACGATTGAGGTAAATGGTGAATCGCAAATCATTGCGTCTGGAACCTCGATCACGATGCCAGGTTCGGCCACGACAGGAACAGATTATGCAATCTGGGCAAAAACTGATGGCACATTGCAAGCAACAACCGATCACACATCTGCTCCGGCGACTGGTGCTAGAAAAGTCGGTGGGTTTCATTACGCGCCAGGCGGCAACGCAACAGGGACATCTGGCGGTAATACCACAGCAGGAATTAACGAATATTCTTTTTGGGACTTGAAATTCAGGCCAGCTTGTAAAGATCCTCGCGGCATGACGCTAGTGGCTGGATGTTTTTGGTCTGATATCTATCTTTGCGGGGTCGATCACTATACAAACGGGACGAGCAAATATAACGTCACGATCGCAGACGGTTCATCGCTGCCTAAGATTAGTGCAGCTTTTGGGGGCACAGGATCTAACTCTTATGCTGGCGGCACTTGGTTTGCTTTCAATGAAATTATGCGCGGAGCTGGTAAGCGACTGCCAAGATATACAGAGTTTGCTGCTTTAGCCTATGGCACGACCGAGGCTTCTTCGCTCGGATCTGATCCGACTACAACAGGGGTCAGCAGCGGCACGTACACAAGCAAATGGGGCGTGATGCAATCCAGTGGAGTTATGTGGCAGTGGTCAGATGACTTTATTGCAAGTGGCGATGGGACTGGCGGCTGGCAAACTGGACTTACAGAAACCAGAGGCAATATTTATACTTACAATTCCTCGGCACGCGCTGGGATCTTGGGCGGCTCCTGGAGCAGCGGGTCGGATTCCGGTTCTCGTTGCTCGTACTGGAACCTCGATCCATCGACCTCGTTCAACAACATGGGGGCTCGCGGCGTGTGTGACCACCTGATTCTTGATTAAGTGGCGAAAGCCACGTTGTCATGGAACCAATCTCAGAGGCGACACAATGTTACGATCAGATGGCTATTATCGAAAAGTACGAAAGGGTCATAGCCTATCTATATCCAATTGCTCAATCGATGCCTCGTCGACATGGGATAGCCAGAGACAAGTTTTTGCATTGTCTTTTTTCGGTTCCAGATCTTTTATATCAAGCGGGGAAATCAAATCAGATAAGCAAGATATATGCTGCAGATGCTGGATTGGCTCATCTGCGGTTTTGGATGCGATTTCTTTTTACGATCAAAAGCATGACGCAACATCAGCTGCAAACGGCTCAGGCTGTTTTGGCAGAAGTTGGGGCGATGCTTGGAGGTTGGATCAAAAGAAGAAGAGCGCAGGGGCATACTGGGTAAAAACGCTGGGATCTTGGGCGGCAACTGGAACAACGGGTCGGATTCCGGTTCTCGTTGCTCGTACTGGAACAACGATCCATCGAACTCGAACAACAACATCGGGGCTCGCGGCGTGTGTGACGACATCGATTTATCGCTTCGTAAAGGCTTACGCATTACGAGCAGGCCTGTCAAAATGTGGTCAGCCAGCAGTGTCCTCCTTCGGGGAATACATCAAGAGGTCTGGCATAACGTCAAGTAGGCAATCCAAAGACGGGGCTAGCACAATGCCAAAACGACACAGGCATTTGATTGAAAAAATTGCGGACATCCAGAATTTGAGATCTGCATATATCAATACGGCACGATCCAAACGAATGACTCATGGATATTTAGAGTTTAAGGAATACGCCGAATCAAATTTATCATTGATTCAATCAGAGCTTTTGGATGGTGGCTATAAGATTGGTCCTTATAGAGAGTTTGTTATTTATGAGCCTAAGGCGCGATTGATTTCTGCTCTTGATTTCAAAGACAGGTTGGTGCAACACGCACTTTGTAATGTTATTGGACCGATCTTCGAAAAAGCAATGCTTCCGCAAACCTTTGCATGTCGTGTTGGACTTGGCACACATGCAGGAGTCAAATATTTGCAAGCGGAAATGCGTCGAATTGATGCAACGCACTTTTTGAAAACTGATTTCTCAAAATATTTCCCATCCATAGATCATAAAATCTTGCATGAGATGATTGATCGTAAAATTGACTGCGAAAAGACCCTGAAGATTCTAAGAGAGATTATTCCAATCAATGGAAAGGGCATCCCGATTGGAAGTTTAACTTCGCAGCTTTTTGCAAATGTTTATGGCGGTTCTGTTGATCGTTATATTCACTTTGAATTAAAACATCGAGCATGGGCAAGATACATGGATGATATTGTGATTCTTGGGCATGACGAAAAAGAGCTGAGAAGTTCGTTTTCTAAGATACAAATCTTTTCAAAAGAAAAGTTACTATTAGCAATAAGCAAGTGGCAATCTGGGCCTATCAGCAGAGGCATCAACTTTCTTGGGTATCGTATCTGGCCCACGCACAAGCTCTTGAGGAAAGATTCTGTAATAAGAGCAAAACAAAAGATTTCAAAGTTTGTTCGTCTTGGCGATCAAGACTCATTAAGAAAATTCATTGCTTCATGGTCTGGTCATGCTCGTTGGGCAGACACGCACAACCTTTTTAATTGGATGGAGAATCGACATGGCATCGTTTGTCATCAACAGTAGGGCTGATCTTGATGCAATTGCAGGGACGGTAGAACATCAACGATTTATGCAGGCTTTGCGCGGGTCAATGATTCGCAAGATCAATGTTCAGACGTATCCTGATGGATACAACCAGCCTGGCTATAGTGGACCGACATTGGAACCAGTTTGGCAAGATCAGGAAGATCTATCTACGATCGAGCAATTTGGTTTTACCAAAGAAGATTTTGAGTGAGGATGAAATGTCACGCGATGAGGCTTTAGCAGCAATCGAAAAGCACGAGGCTTTATGTGCCTTGCAATATGCTCAGATAAACGCTCGACTAAAACGCTTGGAGCAGATTCTGCTTGGTGCTGGCGGTGCAATTATCCTGCTGCTGCTCAACCTGGTGCTAAAGCTGCATTGACGTGGAAGCGATCACCGAAGCTGTCTCGAAATTGTGGTACTTAGGGGCGGCAGTGGTCGGCATTGCTGCTTATGCAGTGACCTTAAAAGTCAGGCTCGATTACTTGGAAAAGGGCTATGACAAGCAGATCACAGCTCTTTGGGACAAGGTCAATGAGCTCACTGATAAATTAGGAATCAAGCATGTTTGAACTACTTGGCGGCGGTCTGCTTGGCTCCATCTTTGGTGGCTTATTTCGACTTGCTCCTGAGGTGCTCAAGTTCATGGACAAAAAGAATGAACGAGCTCATGAGCTACAGATGTTTACGCTGCAAACAGACTTGGAAAAGATGCGTGGTCAATTCAAGATGGAAGAGCGATACGTTGACCACAGCATTGCTCAGATAGATGCAATAAAAGAGGCATTCAAAGAGCAGGCAGAGACGGCGAAAGCAGCAGGCTGGTTTGTTGCAGCAATCTCTGCTCTAGTAAGACCTGGGATCACTTGGGTTGCTTTTGGCATGTATCTGACTGTCAAAATTGTCGGTCTCATGATGGCTTTTGATGCTTCAGCTGATTGGCGTGAAGTCATTGTTAAAAGTTGGGATGAAGATGATTTTGCAATGATGAATATGATGTTAACGTTTTGGTTTATTGGTCGCTCGATTGAAAAATATCAAAAGTGAACAAAGAAGCGATCGAGCTTGCAACTCAGATCATCAAGAGGTTTGAGGGATACGCTAAAAGACTTCCTGATGGTGGATGCACTGCTTATCCAGACCCTGGCACAGGTGCAGATCCTTGGACTATAGGATATGGATGCACAGGTGCAAATATAAAAAAAGGCACTGTGTGGACTAAGGATCAAGCTGAGACAGCACTATGCAATGAGGTTATTCACTTCATGGGAGCAGTGCTGCAAAGGTCCCCAGGGCTTGCTTATGACTCTCCGAGAAGGCTTGCGGCAATCACCAGTTTTGCATTCAATTGTGGCATTGGAAACTATCGGATTTCGACGCTTAAAAAGAAAGTGGATGCAAAAGACTGGGATGCTGCCGCTATAGAGATCAGGAAATGGAATAAAGCTGCTGGACGAGTAATGCCTGGGCTTACGAGGAGGCGGGAAGCTGAAGCATTGCTGTTGCAATAGCAACTCGATTCTTGACTTGCAGGCGACGCTTGATCGCAGCAACATGAACCTTGACCGTGTTGACTGAAATGTCTAACGCTTCTGCAATTTCTTCGTTGGTGCATCCGGCTGAGACAAGTTTTGCGACTCGTTTTTGTTTTTCAGTAATTCCAAGTGGTGATGGATTCTGTGGCAGTTCGCGCAGAGAACTATGCATTTAAGAGCCTCCTTTTTAGCATCTGCGAACCTTCCTTGTCTGAGCAGATAGTTAATGTCTTGCTTTTCAGATGTTGGATGATGGAAGTCCAAAGCGGCAGGATGACTAAATCCACACTTTGTGCAAGCAAGTGTTGATTTCCAGGTTCGCCATTCTTCGCGGTATCGTTGTTTATTTTTAAGAGCCTTAGCTTTATGACCAGCTTGGTTCTTTTGATACCACACAGATTTGAAGGCTCTATTCCTGATCTTTTTGAGATCATCATCAGAGAGAGACATTGCGAGGCGAAGTCTACATATTGATCCATTTTTTGTCTCGCTTTTTGTTGTTTCATATTTGTGACCGTCTCTTGTTTAGATCGTCAGTGATTGCATCTACTTCAATCAAGAATTGCACAGCTTTTTCAAGCAAATCGGCAAGCTCGTCATCAGTAGGTTCATAGCGAACAATAAAAAGATCTAAGCCTGCCGGAAACCTTGGGTCATAACTCACAAAGTCGCACCATTTCCGGCCAGTGCAGGCCAATTGAGTTGCCATTTGTGCTTTGTGATCATCAGGCACTTTTCCTTCTGTCATCCAAGTCAGATGAGTGAGGCTTTCTGGGCATTTGATTTCAACGGCACCATCATCACCGACAAAACCGTCGGGAGATGCTCCAAGTCCAAGAATGACAGGATGGTCGACAAATCCCACCTCAGTGACGAATTCCCCAGTCTTTACTTCATAAGCAACACGAGCTGCTTGTTCTTGCTCAATGCCCCACTCCATTGCTCGATTGCTAAATGACGGAGTAGGGTTACCTGTTAGCCTTTCGCATACAAGCTGCATCCGATATTTCGCACGATCTGCTGTCTCTGTCTTATCCTTCTTGAAGGAAATCGCATCACGCATCTTGCTAGCTGTTAGTTTGCCAATGCGAATCGCAAACCATTCTGGTGATCGTTGCTCCATTATTTAATTCCTAATTCTTTCTTGCGTTGATCTTTAGCCTCGACAATCTTTCCGAGTGCTTGCTTGTCGTGTTTATAGCCTTCCTGAGCCTCTGAATAAGCCTGTACGAGGGTTTTCTTGTCGATTGCTTCGATGATGGCTTGCAGCAGGGTTTCTAGGCTTTTTGTGGGCATTTGCTCATTGTTTTGCGGTAAGGCATTTTTTATTGCTGGATCTTGATCATCTTCGTAGATGTACAGACCAAGACCAAATAATGCACAGGCTTTTACAAGAGCTCGTTGCATCGCTTTGTTGACCTGTACGCAATCAGGGTTAGTGATCGGACGATTAACATGATCCATGACCGGCAAGTGAGCGACTCTGGTGATGCCAAAGGCTGTGAGCTCGCAATAAACCATGTAGGTATCGCCAAAGGACCTTTCTGGAAGGTAGGTAAACACTGCATTCGGATCAAGCTCAAGCATCTTGTCCCAGGCTCGTGCCCAGGGAACATAAGTAAGTTTTTGTTTTGTTTTTACATCTTCACCAAAGCTGATCTTTTTAATTTCTTGCATGTTCATAACAGATGTCTCCCGATAGTGTTAAGCATTGCGACAATAGAACCCCAAAGCACAAAATAAAGTAAACCTTTTTCGACTCGATACTTGATGGCTGACAGGGGCAGTTTGTTGAGAAAGTAAATGTCTTGAATCCACAGCTGGTCACTTGCGATCATGTTTTGCAGTTTTGGTTTGTAGTTGCATCCAATCTTGACTCGTCTTTCTGCTGGTACTTTTATGGGAATGATTTCGTCATCTCTGACAATAAAAGGCATCATGCTTGTTTCCTTGATGGTGATTTTTCTACGGTCCAAAACTCTTCTGTGCAGTGATTGCATCTGTGACGACGCTCAACAAAATAGAAGTGCTTTTCAGGATTCCAAAAGGTCCGAGTCTCCAAGATCTTTGTTTTGTATCCATTACCATCAGTCGTTCGACAATGTGGACAGATCATTTGCCGTCATCCTTTGTTTTTTCCAGATGATCAAGGATTGACCTAACAGCCTGCATCAGCAAGATCATGCGAGCAGCTTGATGAGCCATGTAAGAGTCAATATTCTTTAGGCCAATGGAAGCTTCTTCAAACTCACCTTGCAGGAATTCCCACTCTGTTTTTAATCGACTCTTAATCTGTGCTGGTGATGCAATCTGTCTTGCAGGACATAAGCGTCCCTGGTTGCAATCGTTGTTGCATGGTGGACATGTATTCCTATCCATAATTTTTTTCCTTAAGAATACGATTTAGATCAATCGCAAAATTGACGACGCTTGCATCTATACCGAGCCAGACATCTTCAAATCTTGTAAGACGATTTTTGGCTGTCGAAAATACGTCAGTGAAGGTTATGTCTCTCCAAGCAAATGGTGTTGTGAATAGCGGTATGTCACCATCTTTTTGCTTTTGAGAAAAAAATCTTGTTGTTCGGTCAAAGCTAAGATTATTTGTCCAAATGACTGGTTCTTCGTCATCAGGATAAGACTTATGCTCACCCCATAAGGCAACTTCACCGACTTTTGCCAGATCTGCATTACAACAATGTCCGCATCTTGGGCATTCAAAGTCATCAAGATATGACCTTGCCTTTTGATACATGTTGTGATCCCCGCTCATTAATTCTTCTCCCGCAACTTGGCTTCAATGGCTCGTGCGAATCCCCATCGATCAAACCACGCTGCATTACCTTCGTCGATTTTCTGGCACAGATAACTCAAGTCCTGAATTTCCTCATCCGTCAGCCCGACCCATTCACGCTTTGGTGGTGCGGTGTATAGGGGTTGCACTGGGTCGTTGTCTTTTGGTTTTGTGAAACACAAATACCTCTCCCCAATACAGTCAGTTGAAAGCCACGCCACCGGCTCCTGCTGCGCTAATGCTGCATTCCATCCTCGCTCATAAGCTTGCCCTAACTCGACGGCACGGTCGTGTTCAGTTTTCACGACACGTTTTTCCCATGCGTATTCTGCAAGTTGAATTTTTGTTTCGTAATCATCGTATGAATCGCTCATGCATTCTTCTCCTTTAACTTGGCTTCGATAGCTTCCGCAAAATCCAACACGTTCTGATGTTCATAGCAAATGTGAAACTCCACAG